TGAAGTCAGTCGCGTTCCATCGGTTTGGATTCCATCGACCTGTTAACACCATAATTTTTTTGAAGTCTTTTATTGCCCCTCTTTTGAGGTGGGGTATCGACTCCGCTACAACCGAAATCTCAAGGAGTTCGGTCTTGCAGCATAAGTCAATTAGTATTGGAAGGATTCCAAAGGTTTTTCCTACTATTTTTGTCCCCCTTTAATTAAATAAAGAGGGACTATAAAGCGGACGTGCCACCTTGCACGCCCTTTGTGAATTTGGTTAACTGGAGTACCTTATTTATTACGGTAGTTCTTATAAACATAAGCTCTTATTTAATATCGGTAATTACATCGGGGAAAAGTGGTTGCTCTTGGTGCGTTGTGATGTCTTGATACACTCGGTCGGAGTACTTCTTTGGGTGCAATTTTGCAACGATCCATTTGCGAGCGTCGATTTTTAAGCGGTCACGTTGAACCACGTTTGCTCCAGTAAAGGGTGTATGGTCTTCGTCGGAGTGATCAGCGATGTCAATAATGTCCTCAAAGATAACGTCAGCCCTGATTTCGCACGCGCGCACGTATCTTTTTGCTTTGTTTTCGTCTGCTTCCAACCACTGATAAAACGTTGCAGTACTTGGGAATTCTTTACGTCTTAAAATCGAGATAAGTGAGTTTCCTTGCTCAATTTCGTAAAGTATATCGTTAAAAGTCTCTTCTATTTGTTGTTGTGAGTAAGCCATTCTCCTATAATTACTTGGTTAACTGGTATATTTTCGTCGGTTTGTATCTTAAAATCGCGGTATTCCTTGAGTTTTAAAATATCAAATAAGTTGGGTGCCAGCCAAAGCTCGTTGTGTGTAACGTCTTCGGGTTTATTGTCGATTAATTTGTCTAAAAAATCAACCAACAAATAAAATTCCTCTTGCTTTTGTTTTTTCATTGATTTTGTCGACTTGCTCTTGGTTGTTGTCATAGTGTTCCTTTATTCCGTATTTGATTACAAACGACCATTTGTCTCGGCCGTTGGTGTAGTAAATTGTATCGATACTTAAGTTTTCGGCGGTGGCCTCCAAGTCGCTATTATCGTCAGCAATATTGCGAGCAGTAAGTATACGAACGTCCTTGCCATCTGCTATAAATTTAGCGGCCATCTCCTTGCCTTTTTTGGTTGAGAGTGTCCCATCGTAATCAAAACTAATTGGCATAATTATACAATTTGTATAAATCTTTAATTACTGCTAAATGCACTTTTGAGCAGTCAGGACAGTTGCTATTATCTAAACCAAAGTAGTAGAGGTATAAAGCATTTAAGTAGCTTAAATCGTCTGCATTTAGCTCAGTTCGTTTACCATCAATTACTCTTTGACCTTTTAATACCATAAATTCAGAATATGATACTTTATCCTCAGCAGTCATTTCGCTTTTAACTCTTTTAAAGTTAAATAAACGATTCAAGGTAAATTGACGCTCTTCGCATCCTTGACAAGGCTCAATCCCAACTGAGTTGGTTATGTTAGCGATTACATCGCCTAAGCCTTGCATTTCTTTTTTAGTCCTTCTTTTTGCCATTGATTTTATTTTTTACTTTTTTAGAGATTCGATGGATTGTTTGGAGTGGGATTCCTGTTTGCCTTGCCATTTCACGTTGGCCGTATAAAGTTGAAACCTCAAACATTGTACGCTCATACCAGGTGAAACCTTTTATCAATTCCTTGTAGTCGATTGGCTCAACGTATTCCGTGTCCTCAATCTCGATATTGCTAAAATCGACTATTATATCCTTTTGAGTTTTAGCATAGTCATAGAATAAGTTTCTTAATACTGTATAAATATACCCTTCTTTTATTAGATTGGTATTTTGATACAATTTAAGATACATTTCTTGTACTAACTCGTCAGCCAAATCCTTGTCTTTGCATATTTGAAAAGCCATCTTTCGCCATTGGGCATCTTTCTTGGCTAATTCCTCGAGCATTACAGGGTCATAGGATTAAAATATTCCGATAAAAAAAGCAATAGGGCCTCGTTATTCTCAACATAGTAGACCGTGCCTTGCACTACAATACAAATTTCGCTTTCGTTCTCGATCCAGTAGCCGTTGATTGCGTCAACCATTACCCGAAACTCGACAAAGCTTCCACCCATTCCAAGATCGTCTTCCTCTTGTTCAAGCCACATTTGTGTACTTATAGTGTGCGGTTTTACCATATCGCTACAAACCTACTAAATATTTCGATACCAAACTACTTTTTATCTCAATTATTTCTCCGCTATCTATATAACGGCAAAATGCGGTATTGTAACAAAGTCCACTTATATAAAACTCACGCCCTTGCTTATTGATGTGTATCGTGGCGCTTATTGGCACCTCAAGACCTTTGTATATTTTTGATCCTGCTCTCATTGTTTAAATTGTTTAAACCATTGTTTTATACTTAAGTATTCTTTTCGAGGAATTAATTGCGGCTCAAGGTTTGATTTATATGTGTCTTTGTAATATTTTTCTTTATTTATAAAAAAACCTGCACAAATAAGCTGCTCCTTTTCCATTTCTTTTGCTTCATCAATCAACCAGTGTGCGTTATCACTTATGTAGTTGTTTATTTGTAATTGTTCAACTAACCATTCTATTGCTGTCATCTTATTTATTTTTAAATTTTAGTTTCGTCTCATGGTGTATAATTTCTCGGTCGAGGTAGTGCATCGCTTTGCGTAGGTCCTCAAGGTGTGCGCCTTTGCGTCTTGCCCTTACGATATACTTGACTGCATTACCCTCGTTAAAATTAAGGTCGTATTCCTTAATGATGTCGATTACATCGTATTGCTGATCGTTGTCGTAGTGTTTTGGTGTCATAGTCAAATCAGTTTTAGTTAAAATCAGTATCAAAGTCAGTCCAAACCTTTACAATCGCACCTGCGGCTTTTAGTTCCTCAATGCGCAGCTCTTGAATTGGCGATAGCTTCCCGCCTTCGCGTTTCACTTCGATGAACATCGCCTTGCCGTATTTAATTGCCAGTAGGTCGGGTATGCCGTTGGTCGATGTCTTAATCAATTTAGTCACATACCAACCACGCTCAATTAGTTTGCGTTTAATCTTCGTTTGAATCTGCTGCTCGGATATACTCATAATTATTATTATTTTATCTTGGACTATAAAAATAAGATTCTATTACGGCATTTTTTTTCAATCTTTTAATTACTGTATCATAATCCTCAGCAACCAATTCGACCATTTTTAAATCATAATAAAATAAAATTTTAGTCCCTTCATTTTGTTCTACGATTGCTCGAATATCTTTAATATCTAAAGTTATCCTTCTACTGCTTCCTAAGATTGTAAATTCTATCATAAGTAAATAATCAAATAAAAAAAACAAACACCCCTCAATTGACCGCCAAGTGCAAAAGAGAGGTGTTGTTAGTTGTGTGTTTTCTCTTGGCGGTGGTCAAATATACAAATTTATTTTAATAATCAAAATAATTGTATTTGTTTAGTTTCTTTTTTGTTTACTATTCCTAAAGCTATTTCGAAAATAGTTCTTCCAGCTTCATAATCAACTAAATTTCGAGCCATTTTATCTAATCTTTGATTTCCTTTATATTTTCTAAAATCATAATCGTGAAATTCAGAAAGCACATTTATTTCATTTTCCATTAAACATAAACTTCCATTTAATTTTCTTTCTTTTAAATCTATTGGCAAATTAAAATTTGTCCAATACAAATGTCTACCTCTTTTTTGTGCAGGAATTAATGGTTCATAATATGGTGTAACGTTTTCAACTACATATTTTCCATTAAAAAAATTATCTAAAAAAATTATTTCTTCATATAATTTTAAATCAGGATATAAAAAATTAAAATTTTCTCTATTTTTTTGGCTTACTCTTACTTTGCTATGGCTTGGGCAAGGTGGAGAACTCCAAATAAAATCAAACTCTTTAAAGTTATCTAATAAATATTGATGTGCATCTGCAACTATTACTGTATCGTTTGGAAATCTTTCTTTATAAAGTCTTGCAGCTTCTTCATCTAATTCAATAGCAGTAACTTCAATTTCAATTTCTGCCTCTTTTGCTACTTCATCCCATTTATAACGATTACCTCCTAAACAGGCGTATAAATTTAATACTTTCATATTTTATTTTGTTTAAATATTTTTAGTGTGTAATCTTTTTTTTGTTGCACGGTCTTATAAATATCGTATTCAATACCGCCTTTTGAGAATACCCAAAACACCTCGTTATTTAAACGCTCTTTTGTTGTTAGCCTCGCACGGCTTTGCCAGTAACTCGTAGCACTAAAATCGATATTATAGTAAACGAGATACTTTGCATTTTTTAAACTGACGCCCTCGCGGCCGCTGACTATTTGCAAAGCGATATTTTTATCGCTTGCGTCAAACTCCTCGACTGAATTTGTCAAGTAATCGGCTCCAAATACTTGCAGGAGCGCGTCCCATTCGGCCTTAAATTTATAAAAGATTGCGATTTTCTCACCTTGAAACTTCTCCTTTATAAACCTGGCCTTTGAGTCGTCAATTACTTTGCTGGTGCCATCCTCAAACTTACAAGTCCCGCTTGACAGTTGGTGCATTTTTTGCATCAACTTAACGCCTGTATCCCCTAAAATTACCTGCCCTTGTCCGTTGCGAACCATTAAGTCCTTTTTAAGTCTGCGAATGACCTCGTAAGTAATTGGCTGCATCTCGCACTCCAGCACCATCTCGTTAACGCTTGTTGTAAAGCCCGCCTCTTTTTGTGTGAAAGTTATAATATACGGCCGTGTACTTCTTCGTACGAGATTCTCTTTTGCGTTTGAGTAATCCTTGACAACGCCATGCCCTAAGCGTTTTTCTTTGATGTCGACGTACTCAGCGGCCCACTTATAAAAGTTTGCATAGTTTTTATAGGGCGAGTAATCACTTACCCAAAATTGATGGTACCATTGTGAGTATGACTCGGGCGTTGGCGTACCGCTTAGGAATATCATAGGCAGTTTAGAAAATCTCTTTTTAAACTCCTTAGCCGTTGCGTTTGGCTTAGGGAATGCACCGAAGCGGTGGTGTTCATCGTGTATGATTAAGTCGAAATCGCCCTTGACTAAATGTAAACTTTCGTCGTTTATGATTGTTAAATCAAACGTAAACCCGAAATTGTCGTAATCCCATTGAATACTGGAGATTGCTTTCTTTTTAGTCAGAAACAATACATTTTTAGCCCCATAGAGTTGCGCCGTATTTAAAGCGGTTAAACTCTTGCCAGTGCGCACCTCCATCGCCAAATAGACGATGTGTTTATTTCGTAAAATCTCAACCGCCTCAGCTGAGATTTTTGTTTGGTATGGTCGTAAAATCATCTTAAAATATTTTGATTTACGTGCTTAGTAACTGCCCGAAGTTTACAATTCAAATTATGAAAGCTAATAAAATCGTTTAAAATTTCATGATTAGTAAAGCTACTCGTTTGGTCTTGCACCTGGATATTTTTAATCAATTCTTTTTTATTTTGTTTTTTTATCCATAGTGAAAACATTTCGCTAAATTTTAATTGATAGTGATCAATATTGATATTTTCTTTGGTTAAAATCTCTCCCGAAATTGCGCATTTTGTAACGCCAAAAATTACGTTTTTATTTCTAAAATCTAATATTTCGGGAAGGATTGCAGTTCGGCAAGCTATTTTAATTCGTTCCAAATCGCTTTTATTTTTACCCGCGATAGCAGTTAAGTAGGATATATCGACAATTGTATTATCCGTCCGTTCGATAAAAAAACAACGGTGTTTGTAATTATCCTGTCCTATAAAAATTCTTCTTCCTCCTACTCCTCGTTTTTCTATCCAATTAGGATGATTTTTAAATACTTCAATTAAAAATTCTTTTTCATTTCCTTTTATATAATGATTCAAAGGATATTTATTTAGAATTGATTTGCATCGTTCAGTTTGGTATTTTTTTGTCATTTTAGTAAAAATTTATTAGAAATTCCTTTCGCTAATTGTACGAGCCTGTCGGCTTCGATTGTTTTGCCAACTAATATTTCCTCGAGCTTGCTCAATTGCTGCTCTAATTTCATCAACTCCTCGCTCTTTTTCACTTGGATTGATTTCTTTTTGTTGCTTTGCTTTGACAAGTTCTTGTATTTTTTGTCTAAGTTTTGAAATTCGTTCGTTAACCTTAACAATTTCGATTTCAATTCGTTCAATTTCTCGCTCATCCTGGGTTGATTTTCCTACGTCGCTAAATGGATTCATTTTTTAACTCTTTGATATATTTATAAATCATTTGAAGTGATACACCCAACTGCTCCGAAACCTCTTTTTTATTTAGATCGGGATTTGCCTCAAATAAAATTTGGAATTTTTCCTTTGTCGATTTGTTTGAGTTTGATTTTATTACCGTTCTAATCTCAGCCACTTCGATTGAGTCGATTTTTACCTTCTTAGCCATAGCAATAAAATACTTTGACAACTTCTCAGCCTTTAAAATTGATTCCTTTGATATCTCTTCAAAGTTGTAGTTATCCAATCCAATAGCGTTAAAGGTATGGAGCAAAAGCGCAAAGCGTGGAATGTATGATTTTTGCTTTGGCAACATTGATTTCATGTACTCATTTTCATCGTTTGAGTTTTGTATGTTTGTAATCTCGTTAAAAATACGTTTCCATTCAATTTTTGCCTCGGCTCCAAATCGAACGATTTTAGGCTCAATATTTCCGTCTTCGTCTCTTCTTATCATTCGATGCTTAACTGCCTCAAAAAACGCAATTATAGTATCGCTATACCATTGGATAGTATTGCTATCCATTTCCCTATCGTTGTACTGCTCAATAGCTAACTCAGGAAACGATAAAAGCATCCTATCCATAAATCCATTGTCTTTGTTGTCGTCAGTATAAAAAGAGTTAAAAATAGTCGGTTGAATTCCTCCGAGTACTGGGATAAGAGGTTTGGCCACAAATGATCCAGCGCGAGTCATTCGGTTTAGGTTTACGGATTTACCGCTCCAGGTTGAAAGCCAAAACTCGAGGTCACTCCCTGCTTTATACTTATTCATATCCTTAAACCAACCCGCAAGCTCATCCTTGAAAACGCCAACCGAGATATCGTTTTGTTGGTGCAAATCAACCAAAGCCTCGATGGTTATATCGTTGGCAATAAATTGTTTTTTAGTTGGTTTGATAACCTCGGGATATTCCTCTTGCTCCTTCTTTGACAAGTTAGAATAAAACTCGTATTTCTCATATTCCTTAATAAAGTTGGCAATCTCTCGGTTGTTAATTTTTTCAATAGGGAATATTATATTTGTAATGGAGGGAGTTTTACCTATACCCGCCTTACCTACAATTGCAACCCAAATAGTCGCAAGCTCACGCCAGCCTTTTTTTACCTCAATTTGCATCGCGTTGCCAATACTTAATGAAATCATCCAAAGAAGTGAGCAACCCATATAATCGATGGAACTATCTAAGGTCTCGGAGCATTCCGAGATATATGATTGGATTGGTTTCGGGAATATATCAATTGGAAACTCGAGATCGGATTTATTGATTACAATTTTTTCCTTTGGCTCGAGTGCTTTATTGACGATACGTGATCCGTAACCTTCGGAGTATAATTTAGAAGCTGCGGCTTTCATATCATCATGATGATATTTTCGAGCGTAGGCAGTAAACGGCGTGTAAAGAGTTTCGTGTTTATATTGGCTGCCTGTTGAAAATAGAAACATAAACCCGCTATCTTTAAAAATATAACCCGAATGTGGAGACGTTGCTCCATGGCGTTTGATTACATATTTTTTCGATAGGTTGCCAACGATTGTAAACTCATCTCCTATGATTGAAAATATATCGTTGCGCTGGTTGAAGTCATCCCAAGTCGTTAAGTCCGATTCAATATAGATTTTCTTATCTCGTTTGATTTCAATCGGCTGCTCATCAATGTAATTATACATTTTTGAGAATGTCATTATAATCTCACGGTCATCGTCTGAAATGTAATCGATTTGATGGTAGTTCTTTTTAGAGACTTTATTCTCGGGATAGGTAAAAATATACCCTCCAACTCCTCGAGTCTCTAAAACGGCTTCCGTATGGCCTTTAAGTCTCGCCAATTTAAGATTACCCTCAACTCTTTTGCTCTTGTATAAAATATGATACCCCGCGTTTTTGGTTTTGTATATTACAAACTTGTCATCAAAGTCGAGAATATTGTCTTTTAAGTAACCAGTGT